TTGCTTCTACTGTTGAGTGTGTAAGCTCCATTGGAGTTACGATTCCGTTTCTGCTCTTTGTGTTAGCAGAACCTTTACCAAGTTTTTGAAAACGTACAGTATTACCCCTGACACTTCCTACTGTTCGTACAGTATTTCTAAGTTTAGAACCCATACGTTGGTAAGCCAAGTGAACTTCGCTTTCAAACTGTTTGATGAAGGCTGTATCTATGGTATTAGCCATATTACTTCTCCTTTAAACAATTAAAATTTAAGATACTTTCGTATCACCATATGATTATCTAGTTCTTTTGTGTCAGCGAGGTTGCCTTTTTCAAGACCTCTACACTCTGAATTAGGTCACTTAATGTACTGTTGTCATACTTTTTTCTTTATTGCAACGAGAAAAGTATAACATTGGTATATTTTTTAAAGATATATATTCTTCTGCTACAGTAAATCCAAGCTTTTGAAGCCAACTTATTGTTTCTAAATGGTCATAAGGTACAATATTCCAGATAGTTTTATAGTCACCTTGAAGCATATGAACTACTTTAAGTGATGCTTTATAAAAACTTTTCTTGTGTTTGTTTATTAACTCACTACCCAACGCCCAAACAATAGCATCATTTGTATCATCTATTTTAACTGTACCAAACATACATAAAGGTTTGCCATTAATTAAGGCTGTCATTGTTTTATGATTGTGTTGTAATGGACAATGCAAAGCTTGACTTGGGTCAGATTCGTGTAACCATATCTCACGCATATCTGTTTTGCGTAATCGAGTATGCAGATAATCAGCGTGTTCAGTTATACTTGGTACAATTTCAATAGGACCAATATTACTTATTGCCATACAGCTTTCCGAAACCTTCATTCACTTGCTGTATGAAATTTTGGTCACGGTCTTTTGGGTTCCAGTATCTTGGGTCTTTCATCATATTATTAAGGTCAGCTTCACTAATAACTCCAGCTGGTGATGCTTGTCCATTAACAGATGAACTTTTTAATTTATCCATAAGTATCTCTATAACTTCTATACCTTTAGCTGTAGAACCTAACATTCTTATTGCGTCCATATGCTCTTCACCAAAATTTGCATTAGACCAAAGCTCAACTGCATTAACTCTATCTTGTGCATTATCACCAAGTTCTGCAAACTCTGCTTCTATATCTGGTTGATTTGCATTAAGAGCGTTAACATACATATCAATGCCAGTATTAAATTCTTCTTGGCTATATCCATTTTCCCAAGCTTCATTCGCCCACCATTGAAGTAACTCATTATCATTTGCTAACTCTGGGTCAATAGATTCTGGAAGTTCATACTCTCCAGCACTTGCTGGTCTACTGCTATTAAGTTCTTCTTCGTACTCTTGCCATATACTATCTTTAATTGATTCTTCTGATTGTCCTAGTTTACTTTCTAAATTTGAATAAGCACTTGCTAAATCTTCTGGTGTATTAAACTTTTCAGCTAACCATTCTGGTCTTGGGTTATCTAATGGTGCTGGTTCTGTTTGAACATCAGGCACTACATCAGCTACAGTTTGTACTTGTTCTGCTACTTCATTCATTTGTTTTTCACTCCGTGACTATGATTGATTCTTCTAACAATAAGTCCAACCAAATATCTTTGACCTTCTAAATGTCTAAGTTCATTGTCGGATATGTTAGCTCCAGATACAGCATCTATAGTTATACTTCTAAGATATTGAAGAACTTGTTGACCACTTGGTGTACTAAATACAGACGCTACTTCGTGTGAAATTTTAGCATCATCTTCTTGTTTTCTTTGAAAGCCATCTATAGCTGTATAATTTTTTGGTTGTGTCATTCTTGCATTGGTTGTTGTTGTCCTTGTTGCATTTGTTGCATTGCCATCTGTTGTGCCATCTGCTGTATCATTTGTCTTTGCTCAGGTGTTCTTATTAAGTTATCAGGAACACCAAACTTACGAGCTAGATACAAAGATACTTCTTCAGAATCAATTAACATATTTAACATCTGTGGTCCAAACCTACCACCAACTAACTCTAAGAATCTATCAACAGATACAACATCTGATTGTGCTTGTGCTTGTGCTAATGGTGATACAGACCTTATCTTTACTTCTCTGCCATTAATAGTTGGAACTTCAATACGTCCTTGTTTCTTTAATATATGTACAACTCTTTGTAATACTGGCTGTACTAACTCAGCTTGTAATCTACCAAACGAACTTCCTATTCTTCTTGAAAGGTCTGCCATTCTTTCAGCAACTTCTGTAGCTGTAGCTGGAGTACGATTAGGGTCGCCTAACATATCATTATATAAAGCTCTCTTGATATTGTTTCTCATATCGCCAAGAACTAAATCAGCTACATCAAATCTTCCAGCACTATTTATTGGCTGTAGTCCAGCACTTCCAGCAGACTTAGGAATAACAGTTCCGGGCAAAAGAGAAATAGAATCTGGGTTTATAATCCCATCATCTTCCATTTGATATATACCAGAGATTGCCATTTGTGCATTTTCTAATATCAACTCAACTGTAAGGTTGGTAGTCTTGATTGCACTGAGGGCATTGATAAGTGGACCTCTCCCATATATTTCACCACTGGCTTTAGACCAACGATAGGCTATAATAGGACACGAACCAATACCCTCATATCTTTCTTCTATAATCTTTTCTTTAGTTCTCATATCAATAACACAATACATATGAGCCATAACATTCATTTTAGAATAATCTCTATAAACTATTTCTAATATTTTTCTTTTGTCATCTGGATTTCTACTACTCTCTTCTGCAACTTTAGGTGGCACTTTTGCTCTTGGATAAGCAATAGATATTTCTGCGCCACGCAGATAACGTTCTCTATAAATATGGTCAATGCTGTCATCAGGACCAACATCAAGTGTAACGTGTGGTAATGGTATCGCAGAGAAACGAATTGGATTAATTGCGTCACCTTCTTCACAAAGTAATACTCCTGTTCCTACAGCTAAGTCTAAAAAAGATTCGTGAACTTCTTGTGCAAAGTTTGATTGTTGTAATACTTCAAACACATATTCTGTCACACCTTCTAGTTCTGAATTAACTGAATCTCTTTCTTGTTCTGGTACTTCTGAACCAGCCATAAAGTCAGCCCATCTTGCAAAGTTTGGAACCATTCCAGACTGCAATCTTGATGCAAACTCTTGTACACCAACGACTGCTGTTTCATCAAATATCTTGTCATCTCTTCTTTGACCAGCAGATTCTTGATAGAAGCTTTCTCTTTGTGGTAAAGCATACTCATAACACTCTTCAAAAAGGTCTACCCAATTCTTTCTTACACTTTTCGCTCGTTCATATTTACCTAGTAACTTCTTAACTTTATCGTCAGTTGCTACTCCTAATGATTCTACTGTGTCTGATATTATCATTTATAAAATCCAATCCCTCCAGATTCACCAGAGATTAATGAACGCCTACCTACTTTGCCACCTTGTACTTTCTTTTGAAACTGCTCTTGCTTTAGCTTCTCAGCTTCAGACCTAGCTTTAGCTTCTTTCTTTTGCTTTTCTATCTCTGGGTCAACTTCTGGTTTTGGCATTGGCACGTTTACTTTTCTAAAAAAACACATAGTCTTCTCCTACATTCTCGCCCACATACCTTGACGTCTAGGCTTTGGTCTACGTTTAAATACATCATACTCTACTTTAGCATTAAAAGTCTGTAAAGGTTTCTGGTTATTTATAAGCTTTCGTCCTTCACCAGCACCTAACATTAGATATTGCAAAGCGTCGTGTATATGTGAATACATATTTTTTTCTGGTTTGTCACTATATCTTTCACCAGATACTTGTACTCTTCTATATTGATAACCACCTTCAAAGCCTTTAATAATAGTCCGACATCTATAATCAATTAACAATCCAGAGTTACCTTCTACCATTGTTGTTAAGCTTTTGTTGACTGCTTCCGTTCTGAGCGATACGTCGTTTGATGACGCTGGGAGTGCTTTGAGTCCACAACCTCTGAGGATTTGAAAGGGAGTTGACTCGTCCGTCTGCGCCCTAAAGTCGCCAGATGGGTCACCATAGATAAGGGCATCTTGGGAAGCATACTTTGTTGCTAACTCCTGTCTAATTAATTCTGCAAATCTTACAATCCCCATATCAAATGCAACTATCTCGGATTGTATTAACCATCTACCTCTAACCTTTTGACCAAATACACAAGCTGGTGTCAAGCCAAAATCTAATCCTACATAAACTGGAATACCATTTGCTACGTTTATTTCTTCTTTTGCAACGTGTACATCACTCGCAAACATAGGATAAACTGGCTTCCCATCTGCGATTGTTCCAAGTTTATTCATTACATATACATCTATCCAAGACTTTGTTTTACCTCGTATAGTATTATCGTAATAAGTTTTTAAAAGATTCTTTGTATTCTCTGCTTTTGGATTTGGCTTATAATCAGATATATTACCATCTCCTTCTTTTACTTCTAACATTCCAGAAGGCTGTGTCCAAAACTTCCACGTGTCTGGCTTGACCAACATTCTTATTTCTTCTTTTGGTATATGGTCTGGTACTGGAACTTCACCTGACATTATTGACCACCAGTGGTCTTCTTCTGGTGCGTTGGTGTCACATATAACCCCTGACCAACTTGGACCACCTTCACGCATTGAAGGGTATCGACCAACACGCATAGTACAAGCATCAATAATAGACTTGGGTAACTCACGAGCTTCATTAACCCATACTCCTGTAAGTTCGAGCGATAGTAATTTTTTAACGTCCTCTGGTCTATCAAGCGCGAGAAATATAACTTCAAGTTCAACTTCGCCTTTCTTAATGAAATGAGTATAAGGAACCTCCCAACGAAATCTACCCCAAGTGTTTTCTGGAAACCAATCTAACCACGTCTTAATCGTCGTTGTTCTGAGCTGAGGATTGGTATTTCTAATAATCGCCCACCTTGATTTACGAATACCCTTTTCGTTTTTTTTCTGTGCCAACGCTCGTCTGAAGACTTCGACACAACACGCCACCGACTTTCCACTTCCAACTGGACCACGTAATCCTCTGAAGAATGAGTCATCTTTCATAAACTCCTTTATTGTTACACCATCTGGTTTGTAATTAAAGGTTGGCAATATTGTTGTCCTTGCCTACCTTCAATAGCTTTTCAACTGTAACAGGACCAAGAACAGATATAAACTTATCAGCTTCCCTATCGGTAATAAATTCTTTTGGGTAGTGTTTAAAGTTAACTTTCTTTACAATCGTTCTAAGTATCTTTCTTTCATTAGGCTTTAAAATATGAAGGAAATCTCCACTCATTATTTAACTCCAGATATGAGTGACCACTTTAATTCAGACTTACCTTTGTTTAACCTATTACGAAAATATTTATTTTGGACGCCAGA